CGGCTGCCGGTGGCGCCGGTCACCGCGATCGGCGCGATCGAGACGGTCGATGCCGCCGGTGTCGCGACGGCACTGCCGGTGGCGGCCTATACCATCGATCTCGATGCGCGCGGCGAGGGCTGGGTGCGGCTGGCGCCGGCGACGGGGTCGGCGCGGGTGCGCGTGACCTTCGTGGCGGGCACCGCGCCGGGCTGGGACAATCTGCCGCCGCCGCTTGCGCAAGGCGTCGTGCTGCTCGCAGCGTACCTGCTCGAGGCGCGCGGCGACGCAACGATGCCGCCGGCGGCGGTGGTGGCATTCTGGCGGCCGTGGCGGCGGCTGCAGCTGATGGCGGGGGCGCGGCGGCAATGCTGGAGCAGCTGAAGGCGCGGGCCGAAAGCGCGGGTCGCGCGGCGGCCGCGGATGCGGCCGGGCGGCTGGCCGAGCGCGTCCGCGACGCGGTGCCGGGCGTGTCGGTGGCGGTCGAGGGCAGCGCGGTCACGCTGTCGGGGCGGGGGCTTTGGCGGCGCTGGCTCGCCGATCCGGCGCTGCGCTGGCTGGGAGGGCTGTTGCGATGAGTCCGCAGGAAGCGATCACCGCGGCACTGCGCACGGCGCTGACCGCCACGGGTGTCTTGTCGGCGCCGGTCAACGGCGTGTTCGATGCGCCGCCGCAGCGGGCGGTGCGGCCCTATCTGCTGGTCGACGAGGCGATGCTGACCGACTGGAGCACCAAGGACCAGGACGGCCGCGAGGTGCGCACCGCGGTGCTGGTGCGCGATTCCGGCGCGACGCGGCAGCGGGTGCGGGCGCTCGCGGCGGACGTCGAGGCGGCGATCGCGGCGCTGCCCGCGGCGCTGGGCGGCGGTTGGCGGATCGTCAGCCGGGCGCTGGTCCGCACGCGGGTGGTCGACGAGGGCGCGAGCGGGGTGACGGCGGTGGTCGAGCACCGGGTGCGGATGCTGAGGGGGGCGTGAGGGCCCCCTCCACCACGCCGCTCGCGCGGCGCGGTCCCCCTCCCCCGCTTCGCGGTGGAGGAGACGCTATCCGCACAAGGGTTTCCTCTCCCGCGAAGCGGGGGAGGGGGACCGCCGCCGAAGGCGGTGGTGGAGGGGGCACCCCACCCCAAAAACAACTAACAGGAGACAAGCATGGCAGCGGAAAAAGGCAGCGCCTTCCTGCTCAAGGTGGGCAATGGCGCGACGCCGGTGGTGTACGCCACCGTGGCGGGGCTGCGCACGACGCAGCTTTCGGTGAACGGCGAGGCGGTGGCGATCACCAGCAAGGATTCGGGCGGCTGGCGCGAGCTGCTGTCCGGCGCCGGGGTGCGATCGGTGAGCGTGTCCGCCGCGGGCGTGTTCACCGGATCGACCGCCGAGGTGCGGGTCAAGGCCAATGCGCTGGCCGGCACGCTCGACGACTATCGGCTGAGCTTCGAGAGCGGCGAGACGATGACCGGCAAGTTCCTCGTCACCAAGCTCGACTATGCCGGCGATTTCAACGGCGAGCGCAGCTACACGCTGAGCCTGGAAAGCTCCGGGCCGGTGGTGAGCGCATGACCGGCGCGGCCAATCCGGTGCGCGGCGAGGCGACCCTGCGGGTCGGCGGCGTGCCGCTCGTCCTGCGGCCCAGCTTCGAGGCGCTGGTCGCCGCCGAGGCCGAGCTGGGCCCGCTGTTCGCGCTGGTCGAGCGCGCGGCGGCCGGGCGGTTGGCGCTGGGCGAGATGGTCGCCCTGTTCTGGCATTGCCTGAAGGCGGTGCCCGAGGGGCTGTCGCGCGAGGCGTTTTCGGAGGGCGTGGCGGAGGCTGGGCTGGTGGCGGCGACGCCGGCGCTCAAGGCGCTGATCGGCCAGATCCTGGCGGGGCGGTGACGTCCTTCGCCGAAGCCGCCGCGCGGTTGGCCGGGCTGGCGGGGCTCGCCTTTGGCTGGAGCCCCGATCGGTTCTGGCGGGCGACACCCGCCGAACTCGCCGCGCTGCTGACGGCGGCGGCGCCCGAGGCGGGGGAACCGCCGAGCGCGGATCTGATCGCAAGATTGCAGGAGCAATTTCCCGATGGATGAGGAAATCGAACGGCTGGTGGTGTCGGTGCGTGCCGATACTGCCGGCTTCGCGCGCGATGTCGATGCGATGCGCGGCACGCTGGAAGGGCCGCTGGCCACCGGCGTCGACCGGGCGGGCAAGACGATCGAGACGACGCTGCTGCGCGCGGTGCAGACCGGCAAGCTCGGCTTCGACGATCTCGCCAAGATCGCGATCCGGGCGCTGGAGGAGATCGCCAAGTCGGCAATGGGCGTCAGCTTGCCGTCGAGCCGCGGGGGCGAGAGCGGGGGTGGCGTGCTGTCGCTGCTGGGCGGACTGCTGGGCCTGCCCGGCCGCGCGACCGGCGGGCCGGTGAGCCCCGGCCGGCCCTATTGGGTCGGCGAGCGCGGGCCCGAGCTGTTCGTGCCGACCAGCGCGGGGCAGGTGGCGCCCGCCGGCTGGCAGGGCGGCGGGCGCGACGTGCGGGTGTCGATTACGGTCAACGCCGCCGCCGATGCCGCGCCCAGGGCGCTCGCGCAGTCGAGCCGGCAGGTGGCGCGGGCGGTGCGCTCGGCGCTGGCGGGGCTCGACTGATGGGCTGGTGGCTCGCCGCGCGGCGGCGCGACCAGGCGACGGGTGTAATCAGCCGCTTCGATCCGGCCTATTGGACGGTCAACTTCCCCCGGCCGATGATGGCGAGCGTGGTCACGACGGCACCCGATGCGCTGCGCGTCGACCTGGTGTTCCAGCGGCGCGGTGATCTCGCCGGGCTGATCTGGGAGGCCGAGGACCGCTGGGACCATCCGCTGCTTGCGTACGCGACCGATCGCGATTTCCGCGGCTGCACGCTGCGGTTCCGCTGGCGGTCCTCGGGGGTGATCGCGCTCGACGCGGTCAACGGTCCCGTGCTGACGATCGAGGGGCGGGATGAAGGTGGCGCGCCGCGATCCTGGTATGTGCGGCTGTGGAACTATGCCAGCGGGTTACCCAGCGATGCCGAGGTTGTGCTGGATTTCTCGAAGGTGGCGGGCGGCTTCCTGCTGCCGGGCGAGGCGGATCCGGTCTGGGCCGGGGATATCGACCGGATGTTCGTCTCGCTCGTGCCGCCGGGCTATGTCGCGGGCGACACCACCCCGCTGGCGGCGGCTGCCGAGGGCTGGGTCGAGCTGACCGGCATCGCCTGCGACGGGCCGGGATCGGTGCTGGCGATCGGCGACGTGGTGGTGCCCGAGCACGGCCTGTCGATCGCGACCGGCTATGACGACGGCTATAACCAGACGCCGGCGCGGCTGCTGCGGAACATCCTGCAGCTCGGCTATCGCGGCGACATTCTCCATTATGTCGGCATGAGCCATTATTTCCGGCTCGAACCCGCTTCGGGCGGCTTCTATGCAAGCCTGGCCGGCGGAGCGCTCAACCGGGCCTGCGCGGCCTGGCATGCGGACTTTGCCGCGCGGGCGAAGGCGCTCGGCTATGGCGTGATCTGGTCGCTGAGCTACGAGCTGCTCGACCAGCATTGCTGGGGCGACTGGAAGCAGCGCGCCGCCGACGGCAGCCCGGCGCTGACCGGGTGGAGCCCGCCCTCGACGCTGCTCTCGCCCGCCCATGGCGGGGCGATGGCCTATCTGCGCGCGGTGGCGCTGGCGTTCGTCGGCATCGCGCAAGGCGCAGGGCTGGCCGTGAAGTTCCAGATCGGCGAGCCCTGGTGGTGGGTGATGGCCGATGGTCGGCTGTGCATCCACGACGCGGCGACGCAGGCGGCGCTGGGCAATCCCGCGCAGCAGAACCTGAAGGGCGCGGTGAATATCGCGGTGCTGGATGCGGCGGGGGCGATGCTCGCCGCCTCGACGCTGGCGTTGCGCGACGCGGTGAAGGGCACCGCGCCGGGCGCGCAGGTGCTGCTGCTCGCCTATCTGCCGACCGTGCTCGATCCTGCGATGCCCGAGGCGAAGCGCGCCAATATGCCGCTCGGCTGGGCCTCGCCCGCCTTCGATGTGCTGCAGCTCGAGGATTATGACTGGGCGGCGGCGGGCAATGCCGCGACGTCCGAGCGGGCGGTCGCGGCGGCGCAGGCGCGGCTCGGCTATCCGGCGGCGCGGCAGCACTATCTCGCCGGCTTCGTGCTGCGCGCCGAGGATCGGCTCCAGTGGCAAGCGATCGCGGACGCCGCCGAGCGGGGCCGCGCGCGCGGGGTCGCCGCGACCTTCGTCTGGGCGCTGCCGCAGGTGGCACGCGACGGTTTCACCCATTTCGACCAGGAGGCGGAAGTGACGCCCTTCGACGACGTGTCCTTCCCGATCGCGCTGGGGCGCGAGGCGGAGGTTGTGCCCGAGCTTTCCACCGCGATCGTCACCAGCGCGGGCGGCGCCGAGCGGCGCAACGCCGCCTGGGCGCAGGCGCGGACGCGCTACGATGTCGGCCCGGCGTCCGCTCGGAGGCGGACATCGCCGCGCTGCTCGGCTTCTACCGGGCGCGGATGGGCCCGGCGCGCGGGTTCCGGCTGCGCGACCCGTTCGATTACGACGCGAAGGACCAGGTGATCGGTACCGGCGACGGCCAGACCGCGCGCTTCCAGCTGATCAAGAGCTATGGCGACACGGTGCGGCGGATCACCCGGCCGGTGGCGGGCACGGTAGCGCTCAAGCTCAACGGCGTCGCGACCTCGGCCTTCACCCTGGGCGCGGGCGGGGTGGTGACGCTCGACGTCGCCCCCGCTGCCGGGGTCAAGGTCACCGCGTCCTTCCTGTTCGACGTGCCGGTGCGCTTCGCCGAGGACCAGTTGCGGGTGAGCCGCGCGACCTTCCTCGCCGGCGCCGCCGCTTCCGTCCCGCTGGTGGAGATCCGCGAATGAGCTGGCTAGACGGCACGCTGACCACCGTCACCCTGTGCTGGCGGATCGAGCGGCGCGACGGGGTGACGATCGGCCTCACCGCGCACGACCGCGACCTGCTGATCGACGGCGTGCTCTACCGCGCCGCGCCGGGGATGACCCCCAGCGCGGTCGAGCGTAGCGCGACGCTGGAGGCGGACAGCATGGACGTGCACGGCATGCTCTCCGGCGACGCCATCTCGGAGACGGACCTGCTCGCCGGACGCTGGGATTTCGCCCGCGTCGCGCTGTTCGCCACCGACTGGACCGCGCCGGGCGAAACCGTGGCGCTCGGCGAGGGGACGATCGGCGCGATCGAGACCCGCGACGGCGCGATCACCGCCGAGCTGCGCGGGCTCACTGCCGCCTTCGACGCGCCGGTGGCCGAGGCGACCTCGCCCGACTGCCGCGCCGCGCTGGGCGACGCCCGGTGCCGGGTGGCGATGGCCGGAAGGCGACGCTTCGGGCGGGTGACGACGGTGGCCGATGCGGTGGTGACGCTGGATGCCGCGGAACCTACCGCCAATGCCTATGGCAATGGCCGGCTGCGCTGGTTCGGCGGAGCGAACGGCGGGCTGGAGGATGCGATCGCCGCGTCCGAGGGCAACCGCGTGACGCTCCGCCGCCCGCCGCGCTTCGACGGGGTCGGCGCGCTGGTGCAGCTGATCGAGGGTTGCGACGGCCGGTTCGAGACCTGCTCGGGCCGCTTCGCCAACGCCGTCAATTTCCGCGGCGAGCCCTTCTTGCCCGGCACCGACCTGCTCACCCGGTATCCCGGCGCATGAGCGGCGCGGTGGTGGTAGCGGCAGCGCGGGCGGCGCTGGGCGCCCCCTTTAGACTGCATGGACGCGACGTGGCGACCGGGCTCGACTGCGTCGGGCTGGCGGCGGTGGCGCTCGGGCGCGGTGCCCCCAGGGATTACCGGCTGCGCACCGGCGATGCTGCCGCAACCGCGGCGCAGCTGCGCGCAGCGAGGCTGGTCGAGGTCGCCGAGGCGCAACCCGGCGACCTGCTGCTCTGCCGCAGCGGCCCCGGCCAGCTGCACCTTGCGATCCGCTGCGAGGACGGAATCATCCATGCCGACGCGATCGCGCGCCGGGTGGTCGAGCGGCCCGGCCCGGTGCCCTGGCCGGTGCTTAGCTGCTGGCGTCTGATGGAGGAGGAAGGCTGATGGCGACGGTAGTGCTGACGGTGGCGGGCGGGCTGATCGGCGGCCCGTTCGGGGCGAGCCTGGGTGGGCTGATCGGCGGTGCGATCGATCGCCAGCTGCTGTTCAAGCAGGGCCCGCGCGAAGGCGCGCGGCTCGCCGACCTCCGCGTCCAGACGTCGAGCTACGGCACCGCGGTCCCGCAGCTGTTCGGGACGATTCGCGTCGCCGGCAGCGTGATCTGGGCGACCGACCTGATCGAGCATCGCGCGACCGAAGGCGGCGGCAAGGGACAGCCCTCGACCACCTCGTACAGCTACACCGCGTCCTTCGCGGTGGCGCTGTCGACGCGGCCGATCCAGGACGTGGGGCGAATCTGGGCGGACGGCCAGCTGCTCCGCGGCGCGGCCGGGGACTTCAAGGTGCGCACCGGCTACCGCCTCTATACCGGCGCCGAGGACCAGCCGGTCGACCCGCTGATCGCGTCGATCGAGGGCACGGCCACGGTGCCCGCGCATCGCGGCACCGCCTATGCGGTGTTCGAGGATCTCGAACTCGCCACCTTCGGCAACCGCATCCCCCAGCTGAGCTTCGAGGTGATCGCCGATGCCGAACCGGTGCCGGCCGGCAGCGTCGCGCAGGCGCTGGGGGTGGCGGCGGACGGGCTCACCACGCCGCTTTCCGGCTTCTCCGCGCAGGACTCGCTGCGAAATACGCTGGACGCGCTGTGCGCGGCGACCGGTGCCTGGGTGCAGAGCGACGGCGCTGCCCTGACGCTGCGGACCGGCACGGGAGCGGCGCGGGCGATGTCCGATGGCGGGGTCGGCGCCGATGCCCAGCCCACCGGCCGCGGCGTCCGCGCGATCGCGGCGGCGGATGCAGCCCCGCGCCGGCTGAGCATCGGCTATTATGATCCCGCGCGCGATTATCAGGCGGGCGTGCAGCAGGCCTCGCGCCAGGGCAGCGGCACGCGGGAGACGCGGATCGACCTGCCCGCCGTACTCGATGCCGGCGCGGCCAAGGCGATGGCGGTCGGCGCGCTGGCGCGGACCGATCTGGCCCGGGAGCGCCGCACGCTGACGGTCGGCTGGGAGGCGCTGACGCTCGCCCCCGGCGCGCGCATCACCATCGACGGCGCGCCCGGCCAATGGCGGGTGGATCGCTGGTTACTCGAGAATATGGTGGTGAAGCTCGAATGCGTGCCGATCGCCGAGGCGCCGCTCTCGGGTGCGGCGAGCCCCGGCCGTTCGGTCACCGCACCCGACGCGCAACGGGGCAGCACGCTCCTGCAACCCTTCGAGCTGCCGCCGCTCGACGAGGTCGCGGCGACGACTCCGAACCTGGTGGTCGCCGCCGCCGGCACCGGCAGCGGCTGGCGCCGCGCCGCGCTGCTGGCGAGCACCGATGGCGGCGCGAAC